CAGGTCCTGGTGGTTTTTCTTGTATAGTAGTCTCTCCAGTTGTAGATCCTTGTCCATTTCCTCTTCCCTGAACTACAACATATCTATCATAAGCAAAAGAAACAGTCACTTTTAAAACATCTGCTGGACCATAAGAAACAGGAATAGCAGACATAGATTTTGGAAAAACATTATAAAATTGATATGTCAACATTGGAGATCCAACTTTATTACTATCTCTTTCAAATTTTGTTATAAACATAGTTGAAATTTTATATCCGCTTTTTGGATCTAATGGATAATTAAATCTTTTATAATGTTTATTAGAAAGTTCTATGGGACGTATTTTTCCCGCATCTTCTTGTCCAGTTCCAGAAACATAATCCATCCACCCCTCAAAAAACTTGATCATTTGATAATTTTTATCAACATAAAAAGTAAAATCAGTATCAATATACAGTCTAGTATGAGCATACTGCTCATTTATACCATGATAGTTATCTTTAACTTCTGCCGTCGCAAATGAACTTGTTGGAAGTGTGGCATCAGCACACATTAAACCACTTTCTCGACTAATAAATTCCTTCCCAACTCCATATCGAGTAGTAATGTGTTTTTGCAGTCCTTCAGTTAAAACCGAAAAATAAACCTGGTAATAATTGGTAAGAGATGGTTTAGCAATGTCCTTGGATTTAAGGACACTCATCTTAGGTTCTTGGACCAGGTTCTTTGGCGATGCCATCTAAATATCTCTAATGGAGCCTACATTATTAAGTATTTAGATGTCATATAAGGGAAAATTTCAACCATCATACCCACAGAAATACAAAGGTGACCCAACAAACATAATCTATCGTTCTCTTTGGGAGCGAAAGTTTATGGTCTACTGCGATAAAAACAAAAATATTCTTGAGTGGGGTAGTGAAGAAATTGCCCTTCCATATCGTTCTCCCATTGATAATAGAATTCACAGATACTTTCCTGACTTCTATATTAAGGTGCGAGAAACGAATGGTCAGATCAAGAAAATGATCATCGAGATCAAACCCAAGAAGCAAACAGTTGAACCAAAAGTTCAAAAGAAGAAAACGAAAGGATATATTTACGAAGTCTACGAGTATGCCAAGAACCAGGCAAAGTGGAAAGCAGCACGAGAATTCTGTAAAGATAGATTATGGGAGTTCAAAATCATCACAGAAGACGAACTAGGTATTAAGTAATGCCGAGAAAAACTCTTAAACAGAGAAAAGAAAAATATCCAACAGAGAACGAAGTTAATCGAATTCGTTCCGTAATGGATAATATTATTGGTATGGAAGATCCTGATGACGTGATGATGGAACTTATGAGCACCATACCCGAAAGTGGCAGAGCACCAAGTGCTGGAAAGTATTATGCCTTTGTTTATAATCCCAAGACTCCTAATATACTGTATGATCAAAATCCCCTAGTTGCCGTCACTGATGTATTCGAATGGGGATTTCGTGGTCTTAATTATCACTGGGGTCAAATGCGCCAATACACTTGGAATGAAATCCCAGGGCAGTTGTATGAAATCTATCCCGAAGAACTTGCCGATGCCAGAGAACTGCCTTTTATGAAACAGCGTCTAAATAGTTAAAAAAGTAGCCGAGATGGCAGATAACACTCTTAATCAAGAATCTGTAGATAAACTTAATGAACTTCTTGGTGGACAGCTTCGGAATGCTGGAGTACAAGTGGATCATACTACTCCGAAATTTGAGGCACTTCAAGGCAGTCAACAGGCAATTGAGTTAGAAGCAAGGGCGAGGGCAAAGAGTGGTAAAAATTTAAGATATCCATTTGAGCAACACTCCGGTACTACTCAAGATTATATACACTTTAGTTCATTCATTTACAGAAGAGGAACAGGAAAAGATATCGCAAATCCTGTATCTTTAGATCCATACTCGGGACAACCTAGTAATCCTAATGCTTCTCCCACCTTATCAACAGGTCCTTTAGTTTCCCCACCAAGAAGAGGTAATGGTCCAGCACCTAATGATCTTATTAAAACTGGTGATACAATAATTTTACCAATACCTGGGCAAATCTCAGATACAAATGCAGTAAATTATGGGGAAAGTAGTTTAAACAATTATTATGCTGCCGGATTAACTAGTATAATGAATATACAAGATGCTGGCGGACCAGGGGCACTATTTCAGACCCTTGGTAATCAAACTGGCAATTGGTTTGAGTTAGTAAAACAAGATACTAATCTACAACAACTTATTAAAGCTTTTTCTGCTCAACAAGCTATAAGTGCTCTTGGAGCAAATATATCTTTAGAACAATTATTTGCCAGAGCAACTGGATCAATAATAAATCCAAACATGGAATTATTATTTAATGGTCCAACTCTAAGGCAGTTTAAATTTCAGTTTAAATTTACTCCTAGATTTCAAAGGGAAGCACAAGAAGTTAAATCAATAATTAGATCTTTTAAAACAAGTATGTCTCCTATTGGAAAGGACCAAAATTTCTTAAGAACACCAAATATTTTTCAAGTCCAGTATGTTGGAGCATCTTCAAATTATTTAAATAAATTTAAACTCTGCGCCCTAACCAACATGAGTGTCAATTACACTGGTGAAGGAAATTATGCTACCTATAGTGATGGTTCTCCAGTTTCTATGATTATGGACTTGGCATTCCAAGAACTAGAGCCAATTTATGCTGAAGATTACAAAGGAGTAGGAGGAGTAGGTTACTAAAATGGGATACTTTAGAGAACTTCCAAATCTATTATATCCTTCTTATCAGTCTGATAAGAATTCATCTCTTAACTACATTGAGGTTAAAAACCTCTTCCGTAGAGTCAAACTAAGAGACGATCTTCAAAATGTTTTAACTCTTTTCAATAAGTATGAAGTTCCAGAAGGATCAAGACCAGAACTCGTTGCCGAAGAATTTTATGGAGATCCGGAACTTGATTGGGTGGTTCTAATTACAGCAGGAATTATTAACGTTCGAGATGATTGGCCTCTTTCAGATCGAGATCTCTATAATTATTCCTACGAGAAATATGGAACGGATCTGAACGCAACCCGCTTTTATGAAACTACAGAAGTTAAAGACTCTAATGGTCGTTTAATTCTTCCCAAAGGAAAAGTAGTTGACGGCACTTTTACAATTCCAAATCCTGCTGATCCAACGGCAACTCTAAATCCAGTTACTGGGATTAGTAACTACGAGTATGAAGTTCGTAAGAATAATAAAAAGAGGAGCATCTACATATTAAAACCAAGATACTTACAGCAGTTCTTGAATGATATGAGAGACATCTTTACATATCAAAAATCTTCTCAGTATATCAACGAAAAGTATATTCAAACTGAGAATCTAAACATCACTCTTCCATAAGAGTTCTAGTTTCTTATCAAACATCATAACGTATCGGTGCTTGCGGGAGCGTTCTTTCCATTCTCCCTCGGCACCTTTTACTTTGCCACGAGAGTGCTTAGTTCCGTCTGCATAGTAGAAATCTTTTTTTGGTTCTGTAAGACCACAATACTTAAAGTTACAAGCGCGATAGATTGTGCCAGTATGAAAATCGTTATCAGCGTAAGAGATGATTGCTTTAACTTTAGTATCCTTTCGTAACTGTTTAATCGCTCTTGAAACAAACCAAGAAGTGATATTATATTCTGATTGTTGGGTTTCAGGGTGTATGCAAAGTCGTGAAAGTTCAAATAGTCCCTCTTGCTCATCTCTCCTTAAACCAAATGCTCCTTGTGCTATTTCTGGGACAGGGAGTCCAGTAAAAATACAGACTCCCTTGATACCACCGATATTCAGTGGACTGAAATCATTGCTCTCATACAGACCGTAGTTGTATCCAGACTTAAAGGACTTCGAAAAGTCCTTAAGATAATGAAACCGCAGAAGTAATTCTGCGGCTTCAGATTTACTTACACGGTCTATTGTGTAATCAGATTTCACTCGTCGGCAAGGCGGGCGAAGTACGAGAGAGCATCATCATCCTCATCTTCATCAGAGGAAGAGGAAACAGTGCGAGTGGGTTGAAGAGTGTTCAGTTCATCACGGAGATCCTCAGTGAGTTCACGGGTAGAACCACGGGTGGTTTCTTCCTCATCAAACTCTTCAGGATCCTGATAACGGGGAGTACCCTTGTTACCCAGCACATAGTCCAGGCGCTTCTTCAGATCATCATAGGACTTGAACTGATCAGCAGCAACAAGTTCAGCAAGAGAATACTGCTTCTTCCAGATCCCCTCCATGGCATCATCATCGTCCAGGAGAGCATCGGGACGGGCGAACTCAGAAGAGTCGTAGTTACGATAACCAGCAACATTCTTTGCCTTCAGTTTGAAGTTAGCACCTTGCCAGAAATCGAACGGATCGATTGCTTCCTCGTCCTCAAACTCAGGTTGCATGGCAGCAGTGAGTTTGTCGAAGATCTTCTTACCGAACTTGTACAGGAAGACTTTACCTTCGTTGGAGGGATTAGCAGGATCCTTGACCACATAAATGTTTGCCATGTAGGTCAGTTTACGCTTCTGCTTACGTGCCTGCTCTTTACCAGCATCGGTGCCGTTGTTCCACAGCATCGTGTTGTACTCAGAAACAGGATCCTTCTGACCAAGAGTAGTCAGGGAGTTCTCAATATACCAACCACCAGGACCTTGGAAGGCGTGACTGTAGAGTTTCACAAAAGGAAGGTCCTCACCATTAGGAGCGGGCAGGAAACGGATCACGGCATAACCGTTACCGCTCTTATCACATTCCAGTTTCCACAAGCGATCATCGCCGCTGGAACCGCCATTGTTATTCATCTTTTCGACTTCCTTGACCAGTTTCGCGGTCAGGGAGCCAAGCTTAGATTGCTTTTTAAGGTCTGCGAAAGACATTTGGATTACCTCGGATTAATTGGATTCGGGGGATTTACTCGGATAGTATAGCAAGGATGCCCTCAGTCGTCAAGATATTGCTTGAGGGATTCGATTGTCTGGTTCATACTATTGAATAAAACTGACATATCAGTCTCTGGTGGGAAACCCATCAGGGCAACTGATTTGCGTAGGTTCTCTTTCATCTCAACCGCCATTGGGTCGTCTGAAAGGGATAACCTAGTATACATCACTCTCTGCTTTTCTAGCAAGCTTTGGAGTTTTTCAATGTGCTCTAACTTGGTCTCATTAGACATTGAACCAAAAGTCAATATACTTCCATAGATTTGTTCTTGGAGTTTATTGATTTCTTTTAGTTCATCCTGAATAATATCAGACTCAAAAAATTCACTCATCGATTATAGACCGCAAAATTTTCTTATAGTTGAACACATCAATATTTAGGAACGGAGAATATTTTTTAATTTTCAAACTTACGGTTTCCCACACTGGGTCCAAAAGTTGCTTGTCAAACTTATTCCCGAACAGGAATATTTTATTATAGATCACTAGGGTCTCTAGTGAAATTGTCCCGCTCAGGAACTTTTTAAGAACGGTTGGATGACCTTTCGAACAGTCGAAAACACTCTCTAATTCGTTCTCCAAGAACAATTCGCTGCTTTGCTCTTTGAACAAGTAAGTCAAACTCTGCTGTCTTTTCATCCACTCGGCGTAGTTTCTTTCGCCAGAATTGATAATTTCTCCAATCCATAGGTTCTGTGGGTTATCGGTGGCAGTGAAATTGGATACAAGAAAATCTACGACTTCCTTATCACTATATTTACGCGAAGTTTTTTCAAACCAATACTTATCCTTTCTCTTATTAAAAGAGGTTACACTGGCACGGGTTTTAGCACCGTACTTGAAAAAATCATACTTTGGATTAGTAAAGTGATTTTTTAGTGAAAGATAATGTTGGTAGGTTTCAAAGGGGCTCACTTTCAGCATCGACTAATTCAAGATCTTCAATACAATCAACTGTAACTTCATGGTCGGCAATGCGATACCAATGCTTATGTACACCAAGAGTATCTGGATAAAAACCCAAATACTCCAAGTCATCACATTTATTTTCACGCAACCATGCTTGTAGGCGATGGTGCATTAATTCATCACGAGAAATCATAGAGGAAGTTTTGCTCTTGAGGTCCGCTTCATAAAGTTAAGACGTGTTGCGTCCCACTTCAACCTCTCTTTAAGAGGTTTTGAAACGAGTTTCGTAACAGATTCTACCTCAAGATTATTGATCTCGCAATAGTGGACAATTGCGTCAATATAATTAAGGTTTTCTTCTGCTACGATTTTTTCGATTTCTAGTGCAAATTTAGAAGGTGTCAAAAATTTACTTTCTATTGCTTGTTCTAGTTCCTTATTTGGTTCCATAGAGTTCCAGTTTATCTCTAACAAACTTTCTAACGTATTCGGTGAGAAGTTTGATGTACTTTGATTTGTCTCGTTCTTCATAGACGACGCATTCTCCATTTTCACATGCCATGATAATTACAAGTTTTTTGACTGAAATACCAGTCAGTTCATACAACATACAACCGTATGCCATACATTGTACAAAGTAGTGTTCGATCCACTCTCGTGGTTTGGGTTTTTTAGAAGTTTTAAAATCGATTATCGCTAACTCGCCGTCGTATTCGGCAATACAGTCAACGGTCCCAGCAATGCCTAGTTGCTTACTATATAGGGACCCTTCTAAAGCGTAAATATTATTTATACGTTTTAGGTCTGTTTTTGCGATCTTGAATAAGAAATCTGACATTGGTTGAACCTTTGGTAGTTCCTCATTCTTGAGGTGATGTTCTACCAAGGTGTGCATATCTGTACCACGACTTGTTGCTTTTTTCGTGATACGTTCTGCTTCTTCTTCACCAACTTTTTTTCTCCAGTTAATGAAGATCTCCTTATTAAAATGACTGGTCACCGAAGTAATCGAGACCAGTCGGAGAAGTTCTTCATCATCAGGAACTTTATAGTACCTTACCCCATCAATAGTCTCCCTCTCAAGTTGAGGGAGATCAATATCAACATGATTGAACATTAAAAACCTGCTTCCATTTTTGCAATAATGTATTCTTTAACGAGACCAGAACGTACAATGTCATCTACACCAAATTCAATTAGATCAAAGGATGGCATTTTACGCAGAATATTCATAAAATCATGAATACCATTACGCTCGTTTGACTTCTGCAAATCAGACTGAACGGCATCACCGCAGAAGCAAATTTTGGTATTTTCACCAACACGAGTAATTATACTATCTAATTCATGAAAATTCAAGTTTTGATATTCATCAACGATAACAATAGCGTTATCTAAGGTAGTACCACGAAGGAACGAAGTAGACCAGAACTTGATAGTTTCTTGTGACTTGAGATTACCATAGAGCATCTCAAAGTCAGCATCACTAGGCATCTGGAACATGTACTTCACCATATTCTTATATGGAATTTGGTAAATGTCTGCCTTATCTTCATGGGATCCAGGGAGGAAACCAATCTCTCTGGTTGCTACAAGCGAGCGTACAAGGTAGATACGCTCATAAGGTGTAGTTTCATCCAACACATCTTGAAGTGCGTTGTAGAGCGTAATAAAGGTCTTACCAGTACCAGCACAACCATAAGCAACAATGTGCTTACCATCTTTATATGACTCAAACAGAGTTTTTTGGTTTTCTGTGAGTGGTTCAATATCGACCAAATAATCAGCATTGAGAGGTTTCTTCCTCTTCATCTGCTTTGCCGTGAGTCCAACCCCGATAGGTTGCTCTGCAGATGATCTTTTTCTTCTTGCCATTAGATTTTCTTTACTCTAGAACGAGGTGCTTTTGCTGCTTTACCTAGGACATCATTCCAACCAGGATTTCTAGCGATGAGTTTGTCTCGCCACTCTCCAACTTCCCCAGGTTGTGGACAGGTTGATGGATCCGACCAATCCCGTTGCCAATCGGGATTGTCTTTACACCATTGAGACCAGTCGTGAACACTCATTACCACTTCTTTTTGTTCACCAGTTTCTTTATGAATAACAGGATAAGTCGCCATAGTTACGAATTCAAGATATTTTATTTAGATCCACTCCAGTGCTTCGGCAACTGTGGGAAACTGCTCTGAGAAGATCTTCTTACATGCCTCTGCGATCTCCATGTGCTCCTTTTGAGTGCCATTAGCAGAGCGCAGTTGGATATAATGAATCCATGAACGGCACGAACCACTCATGTAAAGGCGCGTAGGAGTCGCCAGAGGAAGTACAAAGCGAGCACACTCCTTTGCGATACCTTCATCCAACATCTCTCTATACAAATCCATAGACTGTATAAAGAGTTTTTGCATCTTCATCTCAAACTTCTGTTGGACGAAAGAATCAATGTCAT